GGGTAGTATGCTCGGTGGTCTTGGACCAAAAAATTAAACCTGAGCATATACTAAATGAAGGTTTGGTTCGACGATCCTCGCCAGCTCGTTGATGAAAAATACTTTTTACAATTTTGGCCGAATAGTGAGCAGACCCCAGAGGACAGAATCAATTCTGCCTCGAGGTTTATTGTTTACGCTTCCACACTTTTATATTTAATCAGACGTGACCCACGTGTCTTTATACTTGGTGTGACTATTCTCGGTGTGATTTACGTTCTTTATAAGTCGAAGATGGTGAAGGAAAGTTATGGGACAGCGCCACTGACAGGTAAGGATATGTGCCAGAAACCTACTATGGACAACCCCATGGGGAACGTGCTCATGACTGATTATACACACGCCCCCAATAGGCTCGAGGCTTGTTACTACCCCTCCGTAAAACCCCATGTTCAGAGATATACGAGTGATCGTATCCCATATGACAGTGGTCGGTCGAGGACTTCCATGCCTAAATATCTGAGAAACGCGATGGAGAGGCAGTTTGTGACTATGCCTGTATCTAAAATCCCAGGAGGACAGACGGAATTTGCGGAATGGTTGTATGGCCCCAAAAATGGTCCCATGTGCACAAGTGATTCCAAGCACTGCAATCCAAATGCCAGGGGTGTGCAGCTCGAGGCGTATTCCGGACTTGGTGGTGATGGGGATATCAGGGGTCCACGGGGTGGGACATACATGTAAAGTTAGATAAATATCTCATGGTATAGTAAATGGCGTATCAGCTTCAACCTGGCCTTTCTATCATTCAGAACAGTGGTGCTTTGCCCCCCACTAAAGCTACCGATGAGGTTTTCGTTTATCCTCAGCCGGGTGGTCCAGTGAACTGTGGTGGGTGCAGACCCAACACGGTGCTTTATGGGACTGCCCCTTACAAGGCGGGTAAGGGTTCCCCAGCTCAGCACATCGATGTGAGTGATCAACTTCGTCCCCAGAGCACATCTCGTTTCAACAAGCACATAGTGCAAACGTATGAAAAAAATTACTTCCCCCTCAATAATGTGGAATGCAAATTGCCAATTAGAACTATGCAGTATGAGCCATCCAGCACTAGGGCTGACCTTCAGAATGGTTTGTTTCAGAAAAGGTATCTTAATAAAAATGTTAACAAAAAGTAAGAATGGCTGATCCCATTTCGCTTATGGCTGTAGCGGGTCTTGTATACGCTGGTCGTAACTTGAGTACGAAAACTCAACCACCCAAAGTTACTACCGAACCATTATTTGTAAATAGACCGGTCGTCGTTGAAGAGGACAATTTTGAACCACCCGTCGACGTTTCCCATAAACAGGAAATGAAAAACTTTGGCGACATAGCCAACCAGTCTCGCACCAGTGGCCAGGAAATGATGGACATGCGAAACCGGATGTATGACCATGGAAGAATGAACAACCTGTCCCCCATAGAGAAGGAGTTGGTAGGTCCCGGATTAGGTGTCGGAGCCAACGTCCCAGCCACTGGTGGTTTCCAACAGATGTTACGTGTCAACCCTGTAAATGTTGGTGAATACAAATTAACTACACTTCCAGGACGAACCGGGCATGCAGCTGATAGAACTGGTGGTAGGGCTGCGGTGGTCGGTCAGCTGACACACAACAAACCCGCGACGACGGCGCACATGCCTTCCCGTCTTCCCACTATGCCCGGGAGAGCTCAGGGCATGACTGGTGTTGTCCCCCGTAACGAGCACGAACGGACAAAGAAGACAACTAACCGTTCGGAGACTGGTTACCGTGGTGATAACCTGGGATTCAACGGTGCGAAGCGTGTCATCTCCGCCACGACCGCTGTTCAGGACCCCACACGTTTCAAGAGTGATAACAATGGTGGTCAGTTCATACATTACAACCAGCCCGCTCCAGGGATTTCCAACTTTAAGGGTGGCTACACGAACACTGCCGCTGCTCAGATGAACATGAAGAATAACGAGCAGCTCATGAAGAATGGTTACCGCCCCGAAGATAAACGTGGCAAGCCCAACCGTATGGGTAACCCTGGTCGCATGAATGTTCGTGAGAGTGCTCTGAAGCAAGGTGGCACAGTCACAGCTGTCCGTAGTGACACCAGCCGCATAGACGGTCGCATTAACGGTGCGAACGGTGGGTGGACTCAAAACTATCAACAAAAACCTTACCATCAGTTCAACGCTTACAAGGGACAGGGTAACCCCCACGTGAATAATTTGGAAATTGCCAAGAGACAGCTTCAGAACAACCCCCTCGCTCATCAGTTTTACCAGTAAAGTATTTACATGTAAACAAAAACACTCATTAAAATATTGTGCATATATTTTAATGAAGGTTCATCAGTTGACTATAGACAGTGGTCAGAGGGACGCCTCCCTGTATGCAAACCCGAATGATTACGTCATCAACCTGGAAACGCATATTTATGACGTGTCACAGATTAAATTGGTAAGTGCGCGCATCCCTACACCGCAACTTCTGATCTGCGGGACTAATGAGGCGTTTGATTTCGAGGTGATATATTCCGACTCACTCAATACCCCGACCCAACACGGCATAACTTTCCCTCAAGGGAATTACGACGGAACTCAGTTCGCGGCTGGGTTTGCAACTGTAGGAAATTTCAATTTCAATATGACATACAACGCTTCGAAAAACAGGTTTGAAATGGGGCAGCCAACGCACTCGGGTGGGTCTGGTATCAGTCAGATCAAGTTCCTCTTTAAGAGCGGATCGCGCGGTTTCGACGACACGAGCGCGACACAGACGACCATGCACCAGATCTTGGGCCTTCCGGCTCTCGACGTGGCCATGCCCGGCTCGGATTTCGGGGCGGCCAACTTCGATGGACCGAACGCCCTGGTGCTTCGTCTCTCTTCTGGATCTGAGCAGTTGAATCAAACCCTGCCGTCATCCGGGCAAACACCTTATTACACAGGTCATATTCTCTTGGATGGAACCGACTTTGTGAACGTCAGTGGCACCGATGATAAAGTGACCCATGAGTTTCATTCTGGATCTCTTAAATCCGTGAAGGATCTTCGAATCGAGTTTTTCTACATGAGCCACGGACGACTCATTCCCTACGATTTCAGAAATCAGGAGCACGTCCTGAAATTTGAAATCACATGTTCCACAGACAAGTTGGAAAACCTGACTCCAATGAAAGAAGAACCATTGGAAGAAGAGGGGGAAAAGGAAAAGGTGCCAAGCATAAGCATTCCTGATAAGAAGAATCTTTATGAATGGAAAATTGAGTACATCTATATTACCCTAATTATTTTTACAGGTATCCTATTGATACTCTCTATGGGTAAGAGGAAAGCCGCTTAGCGAGTAATCGCGTAGACGGGCTGGGCGGGCTTGGAGACACGGCCGTTCACGGCAGTCACGATGAGGAAGATCACAACCGAGAGGAGGGTGGTAAGGAGAGCGGTGAGGACATACTGAGAGCCACCGTTCTTGGGAACCTTAACAATCTGGGTGATCGACCAGCGAACAAAGTCCATCCAGGACATCGCCGCAGCGAAAGAGAAACCCGCAACAATGGAGTTGAGGGTCTGGGTCTGGAGCTCTTGGGAAACGAGGTTGACAGTTTCGATAGCAGCGGACATGGTGTTATATAGTAAGTTGGGAAAAAAATTATTCGAAAGATAGTTTCTCCTTTTCTACAATCTTTTTGAATTTCTTACCTTTGATATTTTTAGAAAATATCTCTTCGTCGTCAGATTCATCTGTCGAACTTTCTTCTGATTCATATTTCTTGAACTGGTCTTCACCGCTGAACGACCATGGCTCAGGCTCCGAGATGCTCATTATTATTAATAGCATTTTTTAACATCTCTTCTGCCGGACTTTGTGGAATCCAGTTCTCCCAACTGTCGCGGGCCTGATTAATTTCAGTCAGTAAATGGTCATCTCCTGAGTATCTGATGAACTCAGGACATTCCTCTGGAGACACATCTTCTACAGAGGATTCATCCGAATCAGATTCGGAATCATCATAAATTTCTGGCATAGTGCTGCCAACAATCTGTCCAACACGACACATCGCACAGTATTTGATCGCGTATTCAACATCCTCTGGAAGAATGATGTCACGCCCACAACCCTTAGCGTATTCCCCTGCGTATAGCATACTCTGTTCCATGACAGGTAATAGAATGTCAATCATGGTGGTGATGTATTGATTAGCTGTATCGTCTGTATTCCCGATAAGACCTGTTTGCATAAACATTTACAGTGTGTTAAGATTGTTTTATCCAGAATATAACGTTTATCAGGATGAGTTAAAAAAGATTTAATAAAACCCACAATAATACTAGAATGAATCTCCAGTTGAGGAAATTCAAGCCTGAAACGATGACAGATGATCGAGTCTGTGTCTTTATAGGCAAGCGGAACACTGGTAAGTCTACTCTGGTGAAGGATATCATGTTTCAC